AAGTTGGTCCGTTTAGATTAATTGACAAATCTACTAAATTAGAAACAACCGAAGAAGTCATGACTAATGTAATAATAGAACATAAAGGTTATGATGTTTCAGTTGGTTCAGGGTTTTCAGTTGAAGAGCGAAGATTATTTTCAGAGAATCCAGATTTGATAATTGGTAAAGAAATTACTGTACAATATTTTGAAGAGTCATCTAATAAAGATTCTGAACTTAGTTTAAGGTTTCCTACCATTAAAAAGATTTGGTTGGATGGCAGACGAAATATTTAAAGTGGAAAAAGAGTAGAGAATGAAAAGGTTATATAATGAGAAATAAAAAGTTATTACTATTATCACTATTATTCATATCAAGTTTAATTGGTCAGATAAATATTAAACCAGTTAGTGGATACGGAGTAAGGGGTGGTATTGGTGGTTATAGTGTTAAAGTGAATCCTGATAGACAAACACTTATTAAATTAGAAGGCACGATATCTGAAAAGAGTGGTTATCACAGAGTTACTTGGAAAACTGAAAAAAGGTTTTTTTGGGGTAATGGAATAGCAACTGATGTTTATCCAGCCGTAAATCCTATAAGTTATTCTAAGAATGGTAAAGTTTATACTATGGTAGGACTACTTCCTGAAATGATAGGAAAGTCATTAAAGATTACAGCTAGTTATGGTGATTATACTGATACTATGACATTAAGACTTAAATAAAATTGCACCGTGGTTATGAGATTTCTACGGTAATTTGAAATCTTGGTGGGTTTGAGAGTGACTACCGATTTGGAACTCTCAAAAATTTTGGGGAATAGATAGTTAGACTATACCGATGGACTCGTTTGAGGACTCTGGATTCCCCAATTTTTTTAGCTATAAAAAATAGTGTTTGAGAAATTTAGGTGATATATATATTCAATGGTGGTGAGGCTTTCTTACATATACCCGATAATTTTTAATTATCTAAAACTCACCACCCTTTTATATTGAGAATTAAAAAATGAAAATTTATTGGAACAAATATTATGGTTATGATGAAAAGTATCCCAGAGAAGCTAATTACAGAGTTATCTCGGCAATACTTTTCAATCGTTCTTTTCACTTAATTATGGTGTGGAGTAAATTACACTTCTTTCTAAGTGTATCAGAAAATTTACAAACTCAATGGGATGAACTTAAAGGTCCACCAAAGAAAAAAACCTATCATTTTAAAATATTTTAATAAAAAATTCAAATTGTGGCAAAATGTCATCAATAACTCCGTAAGTCGATTTAACCACATGGTGGAGTCTGATTTTATCAGATAAGATTTACAGTAATAAATAAACAAAATAAGGAAAAACAATGAACACAGGTACAGTAAAGTGGTTCGACGCTAAAAAAGGATATGGTTTCATATCTGATACAGCAACGGAAAACTCAAAAGACTATTTTGTCCATTTCTCCGAAATTCAAATAGACGGATTTAAGACTTTATCAGAAGGTCAGAAAGTTGAATTTGAAATCGGCGAAGGTCAAAAGGGTGATGTTGCGAAGAATGTTAAATCAGCACCAGAATAAATCAGATTTAGCGTAAAAATTTGGGTTGTTTTTTAAACAGCCCAATATTTATTATTGTCAAAGGTTACACCAATGACAATTAACTAATAACAAATAAAAATAACAATAGGAGATAACAAATGGATATTGAAGCCGTAAGAAAGCGACTAAATCAGTTACAAACCTCAACTACAAGAACAACAAACTTGTGGAAACCTCAACCAGGAAAGACACAAATCCGTCTTTTACCTTACAAACTAAACTCCGATATACCGTTTATCGAATTATTCTTTCACTATGATTTAGGTGGAAAGACTTTTCTTTCCCCAATCTCATTTGGTCGTCCAGACCCAATTGAAGAATTTGCTGAGAAACTAAAGTCAAGTGGAAATCGTGAAGATTGGAAACTTGGCAAAAAATTGGAAGCAAAGCTCAGAACTTTTGCACCAGTTTGTGTTCGTGGTGAAGAAAACCAAGGCTCTAAGTTTTGGGGATTTGGTAAAACCGTATATCAAGAACTATTATCAATTATATCAGATCCTGATTATGGTGATATTAGTGATCCAGTTAATGGGCGTGATGTCGTGGTTGAATTCCTAACAGCTGAAGAAACTGGAGCATCGTTTCCTAAGACTAACATCCGTGTTAAACCGAATCAAACACCAGTTACAGAAGATAAGGCAGTTTTATCTACATTACTTGATGACCAAAAAGACATCCGCGAAGTTTATAACGAATTAAGTTATGATGAACTTGCAGAAGCTCTACATGATTGGTTGAACCCAAGTGATGAAGATGGAGAAAAAGGATCAGAAAAGACAAACACACCAGCAACAAGTAAAGCATTAGAAAGTGCAGTAACAAGTACTACTGGAGTTAATGATGCTTTTGACGACCTGTTTAATAAATAATAAAGGAGACATATATGTCTATATCAGCAAAAGACGAACTTGCACAAGTTCTTGCCGATAACCTTAATAAACAGTTCAAGGATACGAAGGTAGCCTATTTCTTAGATGGTTCAAATGCCACTCCAACTGATATCAAGGAATTTATATCAACTGGTTCATCGATTTTAGATTTAGCAATTTCTAATCGTCCAAATGGTGGAATAGCCGTAGGACGAATTACAGAGATTAATGGTTTAGAATCGAGTGGTAAATCTCTAATAGGAACTCACATTCTCGCAGAAACTCAGAAAAAAGGTGGGCTTGCAGTCTACATTGATACTGAGACATCTGTTAGTAGAGAATGGTTAGAAACTATTGGTGTAGATGTTCAAAATCTATTATATCTTCATGTGGAAACAGTAGAAGATATATTTCAATGTATTGAAAACATAGTCACTAAGATTAGAGAATCAGATAGAGAAAGGTTAGTTACGATCCTTGTGGATAGTTTGGCAGGGGCATCAACCAAAGTAGAAATGGAAGCCGATTTTGAGAAAGATGGTTGGGCAACGAGTAAAGCAATTATCGTTTCAAAAGCGATGAGAAAGATTACTCAAATGATTGGACGAGAACGAATAGCTCTCGTATTCACTAATCAGCTCAGACAAAAACTCGGAGTAATGTTCGGTGATCCTTGGACTACAAGTGGTGGTAAGGCATTACCTTTTCACTCATCAACTCGTATTCGATTAAAGAATATGGGACAAATCAAAGACACAGCAAAAAATGTATTGGGTATGAAAACCCGATGTCAAATTATCAAGAATCGTTTGGGACCACCTTTACGTCATGCCGATTTCAATTTATACTTCGATAGTGGTATAGATGATATGGGAAGTTGGCTAACGGTGTTGAAAGAACATAAACTCTTGAAAATTGCTGGAGCTTGGTACACTTTAGAATATAAAGGTAAAGATATCAAATTTCAATCTAAGGACTTTGAAAGGAAATTAGACGAAACTGATGGATTAAAAGAACACCTTTATGATTTAATCTGTGAAGTATCTATACTAAAATATCAATCAGCCGATTTAGGTATTGATGATGTAGTATATACGGATGAAGTGGTCGGTGTTGAATAATGGTAAGTACCTTTCTATTCTCGATGAGATAAAGAAACACGGCGGTAAAACGGACACAACAAATCCCAATGAAAAAGTACTGATAATAGATGGCTTAAATACTTTTATTAGAGTATTTAGTGTGATACCAACTACTAATGATGATGGAATTCACATTGGTGGAATAGTTGGTTTTTTAAAGTCAGTTGGTTACGCAGTAAAAATGTTAGCTCCCACTCGCACCATCATAACATTTGATGGGACCGGTGGGAGCAACCGCCGCCGTAAACTTTATCCGGAATATAAAGCGAAACGAAGAACAAAGAAAATCCGACTCAATCGTGTAAACGATTTTGAAAATATCGAAGATGAGCGACACTCAATGATGATGCAATTATCTCGTTGTGTGGAATACTTAGAGAAATTACCTTTGAGTATAATGTCCATTGATGGTATAGAGGCAGATGATGCCATAGGTTATATAGCAAAACAAATATTGCCCAAGAGCAATGTTGTTATCATGAGTACCGATAAAGATTTCTTACAATTAGTTGATGACAGAATTTCAGTTTGGTCACCCACTAAGAAGAAACTTTACAATCCTGAAAAGATATTAGAAGAATACAATGTAACATCAGAGAACCTATTATTAAGTAGGGTTTTTGAAGGTGACACTTCCGATAATATTAAAGGAGTAAAGGGTATTGGTGCCAAGACCTTACTAAAACACTTTCCTGATTTAGGTACAGAGGGAAAGGTTATATCATATGATGATGTAATTAAAGAAGCACATAAACATCAAGGAGAGAGATTTTACAATCTAATACTTGATAATCAAGATACTATAGATATTAATCACAGATTGATGCAATTATCAGATGTGGATATTAGTGGTGGTGCCAAATTAAAGATTAACAGAATAGTAAATGGTAAAATACCTGAACTAAATAAACCAATTTTCCAAAAGATGTTTATGGAAGATAGGATGTTTGGTGCCTTACCAAATATGGATAGTTGGATAATGCAAACTTGGACTCAACTTAATAGGTTTGCTAAGATAAATAATGGGTCGTAAAAAGAAATATTATACCGAAGAAGAGAAACTCGAAGCTCAACGAAAATGGCAGATGGACCACTATGAGCGTAATAAGACCAAGATTCTAAAGAAGGCTAAGGAAAGGTATAGATTGAAGAAAATCGAACAACGTAGAAAGGAAAAAAGGAAAAATTTATATGGAGAACAGTAAACTAATCAATGGAGATAGTATTGATGAGTTAAAAAAACTCAAAGATAATTCAGTAGATTTACTCTGTACTGATCCACCTTATGGATATGGATTTATGGGTAAGTCTTGGGATAAGATGTTGCCACCTAAAGAAATATTTGAAGAGTCATTGAGAGTATTGAAACCAGGTTCATTTGCATTCGTAATGAGTGCACCAAGAAGTGATGTTCAATACAGAATGGTACAGATGTTAGAAGATGTTGGATTTGAGATTGGATACACACCAATCTATTGGACATATGCTACAGGTTTCCCAAAGGCTATGAACATAGGAAAGGCCGTTGATAAGAGATTAGGTAAAGAACGAAAAGTAGTTGGAAAACATCCAGATCCACGACATAAGTATTTGAATACAGACATAAGAAGTGGAAATGCAGCAGGTGGTGGTCATACAAATGCGGCCAGAGAGAGTGGATTGATTACTGCACCAGCATCAGACGAAGCAAAGAAACTTGATGGTAGTTATGCAGGATACCAACCAAAACCAGCAGTAGAAGTGGTGATTGTGGCAATGAAACCATTAGAGAAGAAAGGTTATTTAGACCAAGCACTTGATAATCAAAAAGGGATCACTTGGTTGGATAATTGTAGAATACCATTTGCAGGAATGAGTGATGAGGAACAATTTGATAAAGATAATGTTGCAGGACACCAAAAATTTATAGAAAAACGAAAAGAAGAAATGTATGGTGGTGGTTGGGATAAACCAGCACGAAAATCTAAAAGTGATTATGAAAAGTATGTGAGTGATAAAAACAATAAAGAAAACTTTTCAGATGAACGAGGATGGAATAAGTGGGGAGAAGAAGATTTCGGAGAAACACGGAATGCTCAAAATTTCACATCGGAAGATACCTATGAACGAGTTTCAGCATTTGGAGATACAGAACAATCAGAAACCAAAGATGGTAGAAATCTATGGGGAAAGAAAGCCACGAAAAAGGTTAAAATCACAAAGAGAAAACCAAGAGAAGAAAATACAGTATTCAAGACAAGTGGATTTAAGTCAGAGAATAATGATACAGCAGAAGCATCACCACTCGGTAGATTTGCGGCGAACTTGTTGGTAAGTGATGATGTGTTAAATGTTAAAAGTAAAGGACAACTAGCACCAACTACTGGTAAAGAACCGTCTAATTATAAAGAGAATAATACACACGGTAGTTATTTAGGTTATCGTAAAGAAATGACACCAAGAGATGACGGAGATTCATTCAGTAGATATTATAGTTTAGATGCCTGGTGGGAAGATAGGGTTAAGAAATTACCAGAAGAAATACAACGGACATTTCCATTTTTAATTGTTCCAAAGGCGAGTAAATCTGAAAAGAATAGTGGATTGGAAAATAATATTCATCCAACAGTAAAACCCGTAACCTTAATGAGTTATTTAGTTACATTGGGTAGTCGTAAA